ATAATTGGAGGCTAGGCACAGTCAAAAATTGTTATTTCTCCCAAGAAGAGAATACCACAACCGCGACATCCACGGGGCTCCTGATAACCGGAAGTTCGACTTATGGGATGACCAACGGTGCGGTCACAACTAGTGTTTTTTGGGATTTGAAAAACGGGCTAAATGCCACCGGCATCAACAAGACTGAACACTGTGGCCTAAAAATAACTGACAGTAATTTCCAGAACTGCCAGTACCCGATAAAAGCGAATACAGTGGACGATGTACAGATAATTGGTTGCATGGTTGATACCTCAAATTCAATGGGAAATGCCATTGTGCTAATTAATGCATACCCGGCCAGGATAGAAGGCAACTACATTGCTATTTACGGCACCGGCAAGGGAATTAAGATCGATTCTGATACTGCTGTCATACAGTACATAACAGTATCTGGGAACTCGATTTTCAATTATGATGTGCCGAATGGCGACGGTGTTTATATAGGCGGGGCCGAACAGGTAAAATTTTCGATAGTGTCCGATAATGCTATCAAGGGATTTGCCCGAGGCATTCACTATGACAAGGATGGGGCTGGCACATATCACGATCAGCCGATAGTATCAGACAACCTCCTGATATTGGATACCACGTGCATCGAAGGCAACGGGATGGCAAACGGTGTTATAATTGGGAATGTTTTTGCCGGGGCGACCTACACGTACACCGCGACAAAGACAACTGGTATGAAGGTAGCTCATAACCATGGGTTGGCGACGCACGACACTTGATCGTAAGAATATCACCAGCTTAAACTTTTGTACATAATATATAAAATTTTATATAACGATGCAGGTGGAGGTGTTATGTTAGCAATTATTAATGGTGTTAACCAATTTAGTGCATATACTTGGCAAGATGTATTAGATCTGGGCACATGGCAAGAAGTTTTGCCTTATACTTGGTACGATATATATGTAAAAAGCAATAACATTTTAATGGATTCTCCAACCCCCGAAGTTGATCTATCTGTTGATAAGCGATCCACTGCATCATTTACAATTTTGGATATAGGTGCACTAAAACACTTCAAAAAAGGACAGGAAGTAGAAATATACTCTACTGTTGGATATAAAGTATTTGGTGGATATATCGATAGCAGCTCTGAGCGATTGATAAGCGGTCGTGATATAATAAAACACTCTATATCATGCACAGATTATCATTACCTGGCTGAAAAACGTATTGTGGCTAAAGCATGGCAAGATACCACCGTGGAAACGATTGTTAACTATGTGCTCGATCAGTATCTTGAGGCGGAAGGCGTAACGCTTGGAGAAATTCAGGCCGGGGGCACAGTAACACAATATATTGCTAATTATATAAGTGTTGCTGATGTTCTCGATAATATGGCAGAGCGGGCCGGATTTATATGGTTTATAGATGAATATAAACGTTTGTATTTTATTGACCGGAGTAGTTATGATGCAGCATGGGATCTTATAGAAACCGATGACTTCTTAATAGAAGATGCGTTTTCGGGATTAAATGTAACTAATGCCAACCCTGAATATCGAAATCGCCAATATATCGTGGGAACATGGGAAGAAACCGATATCCAAACCGAGTATGCTAAAGGCGACGGCCAAACCACTTCGTTCCCAGTTGCATACAAACTTGGTAACGAACCTGAGATATATGTATCTATTAATGGTGGAGATTATACTCTAAAAACGGTGGGCAAAAAAGGTGTAGATACCGGAAAGGATTGGTATTGGGCCAAAAATGACCAAATCATATCTCAAGATTCAAGTGCTACTGCTCTGGCAGAAACGGATGTTTTAAAAATTATATATACAGGCCTTTATCAGATTGTGGTTGTGACCAGCGATTTTGCTGAGATTGTAGATAGACAGACTGTGGAGGGAGAAGATTCTTCCGGGATAGTTGAGAATGTTAGGTCGGATACCTCGCTGTCGAGCCGTGTAGCCGCCCTAGAAGAAGCTAATGCAATCCTTAATGTATATGCAATGGAGGGGAAGAAAGTCGAGTATACGACCTCTAAGGACGGTCTAGCGGCAGGTGTGCTCCAACACATAAAGATAACCAAACATGATGTTGATGATGATTGTCTAATAGGCAATATCACATTTAGATATACCAATCAGCAAGATTATTGCGATGTAGTTGCTTATACTGGACCTATCGAGGATGATTGGGAAGATATTTTTATAAAATTAAACAATATACAAAAGAAAAGTGCTAGTCCAGATGATGTTAGTACATCTGATGTATTATTGGTTCTCATAACGTTTACTAAGACTTGGACTGCTATAGAATCGCCTAATATTTGGCAGGTAGTCTATGCGGACGGTACGGAAGATGCATCTGAAGTGTGGTTACCATGTTTTGAGGATAGTGACCGAATAAAATATTTGGTATTGAAAAAGGGCGGGACCGAAGTCTATAGAATGTACCGAACCGACCAAACATCGACCGCAGATTCCATAGTAACCACTTTTATAATACCATCAGGATCAGCGAACGAAGAAGTTGATCAGGCAGTTTTAGTGGGCGGGGATACAGCGACAATTACTCCCGGAACTGGCATCGAAGTAGAAACCCACTCCTTTATATACACTAAAAACTCACTGGAAAGTTTACAACTACAGTTTACAAGCAACAAATGGGCGTGATTAAATGAGCTACACTAAGACCTCTTGGCAGGAACACCTTATGACGGAATCTGCCAAAAATACAGCTTTAACAAATATGGAATGTATATATGACGAGGCGGTTTCTTACATAAACGGTATAGCCCACGCTGAGCGATATTATACAAAAGCTGAGTGCGATGCGAAGTACATAACGGCTGCTAATGATGGATCGGGGTCTGGGGTCATTTGTGAAAAACTGGATGGACTCACGGCTCAACAAATACTTGATGCTGGTATAGATACCGGCACTATTTGTATTTGGAGTGGATCAGAAGCCTCTATCCCGGCTGGGTGGTATCTGTGCAATGGGTTAAATGGCACTCCAAACCTCAGAAATAGGTTCGTTATAGCGGTGGGAGATGATCATGCATATGGGACTACCGGAGGGGCCAGCCACAAAACTTTATCGGCAGCCTCTATTGCAGTTGGCACCCACGCAATAACCGCTGATGAGTTACCTTCTCACTACCACACTTATATCGATGATTATAAAGGGAATTCGGGTGGGGGTGAAGGTGTAACAACGCATTATGGTACTTCTTATGATGTTGCATCAGCAACCAATGAAGTTGCATCAACGCCTCACGGTCATAGTGGGTCGTATTTTACTGGTGGTAATACTGACGTCCGGCCCAAATTTTATGCATTATGTTTTATAATGAAAGGATGATAAAAATGGCATATACTAAATTTCATGATCCCTGGGAAACAACCCATTATTTGTCGGGGGGCGCATTTAATAGGATTGAGTCACAATGGGATGAAATAAAAGATGATGCGGATGAACACAACCACGATGATGAGCATTATACTAAGACTTTGAGCGATTTAGATTTTTTCACCACCTCATATTATACTGGATTTGATGCAGATCTATTAGACGGCTCTCATTATACCGATATAATAAATGAGGGACTTCCAGATGGCGCAATAGTAATGTGGAAAGGTGATTCAGATAATATACCTGCTGGATGGTATATATGCAATGGGCAGACAGTGGGAGCAGTTACAACCCCTGACTTACGCCAAAGATTCATAGTTGGGGCGGGCACTACCTATAATGTTGGTGATACGGGGGGCAACACCTCAACCTCAGTTACAGCGACATTCACGGTCACCGCCCACACTATTACTGCTGATGAAATGCCAATTCACATCCATACTTGGCAAGATCATACAAATGGACTTGCCGGGTTAACATACTCACCATATCCGGCCACTGGCCCACTCGGTACAGCATTAACATTGAATCGTAATACTGAGTATGCGGGTGGAGGCCTGGGTCACACCCACACCGGAAATACTATAACGTTCAATGATGTAGCATATGAGCCATACTACTATTCACTTTATTATATAATGAAAATTTCGTGATGGGGGGATCGATATAGCATACGTCAAGAATTATACCACCTGGACAAGCGCCAACAAGATAACCACGACTGAATTAAATAACTTCGAAACTCAGTACAGCGAAGCATCAACCCATCTATCATCCCATGTTCATACTGATAATTATTATACTAAAAACGAAATGCTAGAAACATTCTGGGGAGTAGATAATGATGGTGCGGGGTCCGGCTCAGATGCAGATCTAATTTATTATTCGGGGGGTAACCTTCACATCGGAGATTTCGATGGGTTAAGTGTGCCGACCGGCCTGATTATAATGTGGTCGGGGGAAACTGTGCCTAGTGGATGGCATTTATGTGATGGGACGTCCGGCACAATAGACCTCCGCGATAGGTTTGTTGTGGGGGCGGGCACTGGATCGGACTATAACGTTGGGAATACTGGTAGCGGTACTCATACTATAGTTGGGGCAGTTACTATATCAGGGCATTCTCTTTCGGCTGCGGAAATAGCTGGTCACCAACACGCTCTTAACGATATGTCATCCCGGCCAAATTCTGGGGGATGTGGATATAGTCAAGAGGGAAGTGGGTCACAACATCCAAACGCATATTATAACAACGATAATACTGGAAATAGTAATATTGGAAAAGCAACTGCTGATGCCCACACCCACTCATCGAACTTCTCAAGTGACCCATTCACTATAACGCCGATGTATTATGGACTAAAATTCATACAGAAGATTGCATCGTAACCTGTAACTGTAGTATGCCCTACAATCCACTTTATAGCCCCGTAGTGACACTTTCACAGTTCCAACATAGAATCTATCGTGGGGCTTAGAGAAAGTCGAGCCTTGGGCAAATTAGACCATAGTAAAAGAGATGATGAAGATAAGTGGAGTAAGTATTTACTTACCCCATGAACTCTGCGATCTTCTTGTTAACTGCATCCTCCTCGGTCACTACTCCATCCCATGATTTGTCAACTGCGTGGATGGGCTTGGTGAGTGATAGATTTTCGGCGTATGGGTCGCTACCGTTCATACCAAGAAATGCCGCGTTCTTCCTAGCAACTACATCCTGCTCGGCCACGTATCCAAATGGCGTT